TGTAGTTAAACGTAATGTATCTAAAGGAGAATACGATTTAGAAATGATAGAGTATAATACAATTAGGAGAAAGTATGGTAAAAAGTAAAAGAGTATATGAAAAGAAAATAGATCATAGTCATGATATCTCGTATGAAAATGAGATTACATATGATAGTGTTAATGCACCTGCACATTACTTACATGGTAAAAAAGAAACTATAGATGTAATAACTGATTGTATGACTAATGATGAGTTTCATGGGTATCTAAAAGGTAACATACTAAAATATGTTTCAAGATATAAATGGAAGGGAGAACCCCTAGAAGATTTACAGAAAGCTAGTTGGTACTTAAATAGATTAATAAAGGAGGTTAGTAATGGCAGCAGTTAAGCAGGCTCTACTAGAAGTAGAGGAGTTCGTTCAAGGCTGTTTAAAGGATGGTAGAACTTTAAATCAAACTATAAGAGATGCTAGGGAATCTACACTAGCTAAATCTAATCCATATTTAGATGATACAGAATTAGTAGAAAATAAATACTACCAATTTAAAGGAGCACAATAATGAGAGATATGTTTATAGAAGCCTTAACAGCTAAGTATGAGGCAGATATAAAAGTAGCTAAAGCTACAATAAATGTGTACATGGATAAGTCTGTAGGTATAGGTGAACATCCACAGTTTATACATGAGATTGATAAACAACTAGAACTAATTTCTAGTGCAGAAGAAAAACTAGAAACACTAAAAAAACATTATCCGACAGAGGATGATATACCATTTTAATAGGAGGGAAAGATGGAAAAAGAAACAAAAGCAAAACAATATCTAATTGATGCAAAACAATTACAGGATATAATGAAGTATCTAATGACAAGACCATATGCTGAAGTATATGCATTAATGCACATAATGACTACGCTTAATCTTGCAGAGTCAGATGGAGGAAAGGATGTCAACAAAAAATAATATAGATCCATATACTGGGTTATTGTTTGAACTAAAGATTGGTCTTAATGAAAAAAACTCTATAGTAATTGACTATGGGGGTAAACCTGTAGGTAAGATTAGGGAAGCTTTAAAAGGTTTTCCCTATCAAGCTAATCTCTGTGCTGCTATAATTAACCATGCTAATTCTTTAGGTAAAAAATTAGAGGGTGATATTAAACAAATGATACAACAAATATAAGGTAATAAATGACTAAAGAAAAAAGAAATATAAAAGAACTTATAGAAAAAGAAGCACCTAATTTAAATAACTTATTAGATCCAGAAGATGTTAAACAGTTTCAAGGTTTAACTGAGGAACTAAGAGATACATGGACTAAAAAACAAATGTTTAGAACTGAAACTGAAATGCAATTTTCTGTTTTAAATGATGCAAAGTATCCTACTAAAGCTGCAAAGTATTGGCAGTGTGTAAGAGAACAAAATGTCTTTCTTGAAAACTTAATGAATCTTTCATTTGATTATAGAAGAGCAGAGGTTAAGATAAAAAGGTTACAAGAAAAATTAGATAAAGAAGAAGATACATTAAAAAAAGAATTGTTACAAATTGATATAGATGAAAAAGTATATAGTAAAGCATCTATGCAATTAGTTGCAAGAGATAGAATGAGAGAGATAAAATTGTGGTCTAAGTTTAAAAAGAAATTTGATGATGGTTCTTTTGATACTAAAAATGTTAACACACACCAATTACACTCTTATCATTTAACAATGAAAAATAAAGCAGAAACATTAACATCTGGTTCAAGTCAACCAGAAGTATTTAATGTATTAGGTCAACTACAATCTATTGAAAGAATAAAGAAAGAAAATGGACAATTGGAATACGATAAAAAAGATAAACTTACACACGAACTTGGGGCAAAACCAGAGTAGAAAATTATTTTTTCTTGTTGCTATGCCAAGATCTGGTAATACTTTATTTGCAAGTATCATGAATCAAAACCCAGAGATAGCGGCAACCCCTAACTCTATTACATTAGAGATAATGAAAGATTTAGTTTTATTAAAAAATACAGATGTGTTTTTAAATTATCCAGATTATAAATCTTTAAATAATGTTTTAGATTCTGTGTATGATAGATACTATAAAGACTGGCCACAAAGAATTATAATTGATAGAGGGCCTGTAACTACACCAGGTAATCTTGCAGTAATGCAAAGACATTATAATAAACCTTTTAAAGTAATAGTATTACTTAGAGATTTGATGGATGTACTTGCATCGTATATGCATTGGTACACAAAAAATTCTGATGCATTTCCTAATAGATATAGTTGTAAAAATGATGAAGAAAAATTAAGTATGATTATGAATAAAGATGGTGCTGTTGCCAAAGATTTAGAAGCAATTAAAAATGCTTATAACTATACAGATATGTGTCATTTTGTAAAGTATGATGACTTAGTTACTAATCCAGAGCAAGAGTTTATAAAAATATATAAATTTTTAGATGAGCCTTATTTTAACCATAAGTTTGATAATTTAGATCAAGTATCTGTAAACGGATTATCATATGATGATGCAGTTGTTGGAAGTAATATGCATAAGTTATTTGATGGGCCAGTTAGAAAAGTTTATAATCCTTATATAGAAAAGATACCACAAAGAATTAGAGAAAAGTATGGACACATCAGATTTTAAATTTGTATTTTTAGGACAATCAGTATTAAGATATCAAGTGCCACTTGATGTATATAATATTATTAACCAAATATATGAAACTAAATTTCAACAGTTAGCACCAGCAAATAAACAATTAGTTGGTAAAATACAAAATGAACATAGCCTATTTTTTAATGGCAAAGATAATAATAAAATGGACAGGCACAATCATTTACCAAATAATGTACTAAATTGGTTTGAGTTAAAGTTTAAACATTATTTGAATTGGAACAAAATAAAAGAATATCAACTACATCTTAATTCTATTTGGGTTAATCAAATGAAAGAGCATGAATACAATCCTGTCCATGTGCATCAAGGTTCTTTATTTACAGGACTATCTAGCGTTATGATTTTAAAATTACCACAACAAACTGGGGTAGAATACTCTGCTTCTGATAAACCAATGAATGGACAACTACAAATACTGGGTGCTACAGGTGGTCAGTTTGCTAACGTAGATTATGGGCCTAGAGTACAGGAAAGAGACTTTTATATTTTTCCATATGACATGAGGCATTGTGTGTATCCTTTTAATGGCCCAGGTATAAGAAGAACTTTAGCTGCAAACATGGATGTACAATATGACCCAATTAGAAATAGAGGAGTAAGTTAATGTACGAAAATAGACACATCAGAGAACCTAAATGGAAAAGTTGGATAGTTCAAACTACGACACCATTATTTACACCAGATCAATGTAGACAGATTATAGAATGTGGTAGACGTCAACCACCACAACAAGCACAAGTTGGTATGGGTAAACCTGGAGGTGGCACAGATACAAATAAAAGAGTGACTACAATATCTTGGATACCATTTAAAGAAATGGAACACATGTATCGTGATCTTAATAATTTTATACAAACAGCAAATGAAAATCATTTTGGTTTTGGTGACATACAAGTTACAGAACAAGCTCAATTTACAGAATACCCTGAAGGAGGATTCTATGATTGGCATATGGATTGTGATGTGAACATGCAACATGAACCACCTGTTAGAAAAATATCAATGACATTATTACTTAATGACCCATCAGAGTTTGAGGGTGGAGATTTAGAACTTATGGCTCCAGGTAAATTTGCAAAACTTAAACAAGGTCATGCGATTATATTTGCATCTTTTTTAAATCATAAAGTAAATCCTGTAACAAGAGGTGTTAGACAATCACTTGTTGTTTGGTTTGGAGGTAAACCATTTAGATGATAACAGAAGGATTTTTTCCAACACTTATACACGCTAAAGATGTTAAACTAGATAATCAACAACTAGCTAATGATATTATTAATTGGTCTAAACAAGATAAAGGTGTAAATAAAACAAATGTAGATGGTTGGCATAGTCAAACAAATATGCATGAAATATCAGAATTTAAATTATTAGTAGATGAGTTATTTAAAATGCAATATGAAATATATAAAGAGGAATGGTTAGATAGAGATCCTAAAATTGGTAATATGTGGGCTAATATAAATTATCCTGGGGGTTATAATAGAGCACATGTACACCCTAATTGTTTATTTAGTGGTGTATATTACATAAAGACTCCACCTAATTGTGGTAAAATAATCTTTAACGACCCAAGACCAGGTATACAACTAAGGATGCCTATAAGAAAATCAGGCCAACCACCAAAACATTTGTGGAGAGAAGTACATGTTGACCCTATGCCTGGTAGAATAATTATGTTTCCAGCTTGGTTGTGGCATAATGTTGAACCTAACAAATCAAATGATATAAGAATATCAGTAAGTTTTAATTTTATACAGCATGGCTTTTAATAAATATCAAGTTATAAAAAATGCGGTTAGCTATGAGTTAGCTAATTTTATATTTAATTATTTTCTTCTTAAACGTGATGCTGTAGCCTGGATGTATCAAAATAATATTACTTATGATACAGGGTTACTAGGCACATGGACTGACCCACAGATTCCTAACACATATTCTCACTATGCAGATCCTGTTATGGAAACTCTGTTAATGAAAGTATTACCTGTTATGCAACAAGAAACAGGATTAGAATTAATACCTACATATTCCTATGCAAGATTATACAAAAAAGGTGATATACTTAAACGTCATAAAGATAGACCTAGCTGTGAAATATCAACTACAATTAATTTAGGAGGTGATCCTTGGAGTATATTTATAGATGGTACTGGTGCAAATACAGTTATAGATGAATACAAACAAATACATAAACCTAATCAACCAAAAGGTACAGAGGTATTACTAGGTATAGGTGATATGCTTGTGTATAGTGGATGTGAATTAGAACATTGGCGAGAACCTTTTAAAGGCAATGTATGTGGGCAAGTATTTCTACATTACAATCACGTTAATGGGCCATTCGCTAATAAAAATAAATTTGATGGTAGACCTATGTTAGGAATACCATCAATAAAAAAAGGCCCCTAGAGTAAATACTCTAGAAGCCTTTGTTGTTGCCTGCTGGGGGAGTCTTTATGGCTCCCCTTTTTTATTTTATATTAACAGTTCCAAGCCCTTAACGACTTATTAATTCTACTGTTAGGATCTCTAGCTGTCTTTGCAGATGTAAGTTTTTTCTTCATGCCTTTCATCCTCGAACAGAAGCTAGCACGCCTTTTGTTACCAACTTTTTTACTTGGGGCCTTAAGATTTCCCCCAGTTGATTTATTGTAGGATGCACGACCTTTAGCATTTAATCCACCTTTAGGATTCTTACCTTCTTTTCTTTGCCATGCTGGTGATTTTGCCATTATACTTTTTTAGCTAGCTTTTTATTAATTTTTTTCTGTACACCTTCTGGTAATTTAGAAAAACCTTTATATTTTTTTTTCGTAGCAGTTGGTTTCTTTTTCATATTAGTTTTTTTCATTCCGTACATTATGTATATCTCCTATATTTAGCTGTTTTTTTTGCAATCCCTTTCGGTTGCTTCACAAATTGTTTGCCCTTTTTTGTTCCT